CTCGTCTTTCGATGTCATCATCTAAAAATTCCGTGTCTTCCGTTATTTTTTCGCCTTCCGCATCAATATGTTTATCGTCATCCTCTTCGGGGAGTTTTTGCCGCGTTACAACTGCATCCCCGAAACGCGCGTTTATCTCCATATCCTGCGGGAGTTTTGTCGCTTCCGGCGCGGCCTCAGAAGAGTTTCCATACTCTGCGTAATTCTCGCCGTCGTCAGGCTCTTCTAACGGTGTTCCGGCGTCTTCCTGTGTCTCTACCTCTTCTTCCTCTCCCTGTGCTTCCATTGGGCTTCCTGCGGCTCCTGCGGGCATGCCGCCGCCGCCCATCATTTGAGCCATCATATTCGGGTCCATGCCGCCCATTTCGTCGCCGCCAGACGGGGCGTTTTCTTCCAGTTCCTCGTCTGTATAATCGTCAAGCATCGTCTCAACATCAAAATCATCAGAATCATGCAACTTCTTCCGAACTTCGGTAGGATCGATGACTTGGGCCTGAATATACTGTATAGCCGTCTGCGCTCTTGTGGATTCAAGTTGTGCTTTCTGTAAATCAAGTGCGGCTTGTTCGGAATCAGACAACGACCAAAGAGGATTGAACTTCACCTTAATTTCCGGCATCTCTTTGATCTCGCCCGTATGAAGTCCTGCCGTAAATATTATCGCAAGCAAATAACGCAAGTTCGAACGGAGCATCCGCTTTTGAATTCTCTCTACGTAATTGTAATAGTTTTCCAAATCCGATTGCCCCGTGGCATTCATTCCTGCCGGGGAACGTCCAAACAAAATAGTCTGCGGAATATTGGTCAGCGCGGATAACCAGTTACAAGAGGCATCAATTACTTCCTGAACGCCGGTAAACCCGAACTGTTGAAAACTGTAATCCTCCCCCTCAGAATCAATTGTAATGGAATTGAGCATTCCACGCGCCATGTCGATTGTCTGAAGACGTCTTAAAACGCGATTCTCGCCTTCCTCCGTCGCAAGCTCTATCGCAAGGTCTTTCATTTTATAGACGGGCTGGACGCTCTTAGAAAGCATCTTCGGCGCGCTATCGTGCGCAACCTCGGCGTTTTGGATTGCTCTCTTCAAACGAATATATTCCGGAATACCCCACAACCGGTATTCCCAAATCATTGCGCGTTCGGAAAGAATTCCATTTCGGAAGTCAAGGCAACGGCTATCGTGAACGCAAAAGTTACCGTATTCGCTATCAATGTAATACCATTCGGGAGTCCCAAGACGGCTTCCGCGCGTTCGGAACGGATCGACCGGATCATATTCATACATGCTTGTTATATCCGGACGAATTAAGGAACGGTCAAAAACCCGAATATCGTCAATCGATTTTATGTGATCCCAATCTAATGGTTCTTCCAGTCCTCGTCCGTCGTTGACCAACAACACCCCAAGCGATCCGCCGAAAAGACGCGCCCACTTGATTCCAAGCATTGCCGTTTCTTCCCAATCAAGTTCGTCAAGAGCGGCTTTATAGAAATTCGTTATTGCGTCATCTGAAATATCTTCAAGCTCGAAACCATGCTTCACGGCCTCTTCTGCCGGGGTATCAATTATTTTAGCAAATAAACCGTTGTTCTCGTAGAACATTTCCAACATTGGATCGTCCACAAGCGGTTCTGGAGCATAGAAATAATTTGCGGTATCGTCTTTCGCTGTATTGAAACGGTTAATCAGATTTACATAACCGTCTGATCTATACGCATTTTCAACAACAGAAGGGCGTATGGCCTTTCCTGTCTGTTTATATAATAACCTTTCAAATCGACTCGGCTCCAAAGGTATCTTCCCCTTCCTGTCAAAATGACAGAAAAAGCAAGGAACCCTTTTGGAGCTTTCCTTGCTTTTCTGAATATTAAGTTTTTACATTCGTCACGCGAGCATCCACAAATTCCATGCGGCTGTGTTAATTGCGTTACTCACTCGCGTTCTGTAAATATTCTCTTTCATTTTTCCATCAGAAAACTTTGATTCTGCGCTTTGAATCTCTTCGAATTGATCCTTGAAAATGTTGTCTCCGAAATCCTCGCGTAAGTCTTCTAATGCGCTGTTTATTTTTTCAACAGCCTCTTCGCGGTCAAAAGCCTTTTCCGTCATACGGACAGCCGCTTCCTTTACCGCTTTAATGAAATCCTCATAACTCATTGCTTATTGTTCTTCCTTTCCCTTTGCATCGGAGATTGCTTTGTCTCGTGCTTCTTCTGCCGCGAAATAATCATCGCTTGCGCGAACTCGGTTTACGAAATCATGCGCCGATTCTGTTGAAACGTTTCCGGTGTATCGATAAAAGATAATCGGCTCTCTCGGATATGCCAATTCATCGTCCGGCCTTCCGTACCAACTTGTGTCATCCGGGTCAAATCCGTTCAAACGCTTCCAGTCATCCGGGGCGTACTCATCATCAAAGTCACACCACGATACCGGCTCGAAACCGCACTTTAAATAAAAACCGTGATTACCGGAAAAGCTATCCAGCTTGTTCCCGCCATTCAAAACAGCATTTCGGAGAATGTCTTTTCCAGATACTGTCTTATCTGTCGGGTCTTTGCAAACGCTCACAATATCACCGTCAGGCTTAACAGAAGCAACGCTCCCACCCTCAGAAACAAAATTCTTAAACGTCGCATATTCTTCCGGGCTATAATCACCAGCCGCAACGCGCCATGCGCTACCGGGGGAAACTTCCGCTACGTGCGCCTGAGCGTTTTTTAACTTATCCCCAAAGTTATTTGGATCGCCCGCGCTAAAACGCGCCCTTACTTCATCGTCGGAAATAGTCTGCGCTTTCTGTGCACTTCCTGAACTTTTCTTTTCCTGCGCTGTTGAATTTGTCTTTTCTTTTCCGCCCTCCCGCAATGCCTTGTATGCGTTTCCGGGGGTTATCCCTTTTCCCTTTAACGCTTCCCAAGCATCTCCCGGACCGGCATCGTCCGGCAAATCAATCCCCTCGCTTTTGCATAACGCAAACGCAAGAGCGTTATTCGCGTCCATGTTAATTATAGCATATCTTTGCCCGTTTGTCAACGTTTTTTTGGAATTTTCCTTTGAGTCCATTCGGTAAAGTAAACGGATATATCTCCGCATTCGGTATCTTTTCACAGAATCTTCGTTCATGGACACTATACCCCTATGCATATCTATTATATCAAATAAGATTCCCAATGTTAAATTGAGCTTTCAGCTCAAGTTCCGCAAACGCATTCGCAGAAGCATCTACCATATCTTTAAACTTGAATTCCGGAAACTGTTCAAGCTGTTCCAGATAAGAATCATTCCAATCGGCGTGAACAATATCAAAGTTCCCGGCTTGCCACTGTGCCGCCATCGGCTCAGCCCGGCTCTCCTTGCTTCCGGACTCCGGAACCGCTGTTACATCAAAACCGGATAAAAGTTTAATATAACTCTGCGCCTGTTCCTTACCGGCCTGTCCGGGGTCTTGCGGAAGTCTAAAGCGAATGCGCTTATACTTGATACGATCTTCCTGTGCAGTCAATCGGATAATGCTACGCACCTCTGCGGCTTCCATGCGTTTGTTTATAACATCAGCAACAATATACCGGCCATTCTTACGCTTTCCCATCAGAACGCCCGCCGTATATGCCGCCTCGCCGTTTTCCGTTTCCGGAGTTGCGGCCAAGTCCCAACACCGTACCCACATTACCACGTCGTTCGGAATAACTTCAAGAACATTTCCAAGCTGTGACTTTTTGAAGTACATTCCTGCGGCGGGCTTGATCTTCCAGTTACCGTATAACAGCCGCTCGCGCTCGACTATGGATAATGCTTTCAGGTTCGCCAGATACGACGGGTTCACCCTTAACAGCTCTTTGTTGTCGTAAATGGAAGAGGAAATAAACGTGACGGACTTTGGCTCTTCCTTTTCTTCCGGCGTCGTCAGATTGAATTGCTTCCATAGTTCCGACTTCTTATCGGCCCAAAAGATATTATCATCTCGCCTGAGCATCCAGCGGATTTTACCGCTCCGCTCTTTTATCGGATAGCCGGTATCTTGATCGATCCACCATTCTATGAAATCCGCTACCCACGAATTCGCATCGGGGTTACATGTAGCACGGACAAATGGCCGAATGCCGCATGTGCTACGGTTACGGGATAACATATAAAAGAAGATGTTGCGATTAAAATGCACAAGCTCATCGAACCCGATGAAGCATATCTGAGAACCTTGCCACGACGCCAAATCTTCCGTTCTCTCAATATGCGCGAACGAAACCTTCGACTGTCCCCCGCCCGGAATATTAAAAATCCAAGAGCCGTCGCCCTTTCGGACTTCAGCCCCATCAATACCGGAGTACATCTTTTGCGCTTCTTCCCACAAACCACCTTGCGCAAATATCTGATTGTAATTCTTTCGAAAAATCGTTCCGCCAAAACCCGGAACATCTATGTATCGGAGAGGAGTCAAGAGCATCGCATAAGAATTGTGCGTTACAATAAAGTCCTTGGTAACATACAGACCATCGGGACGGTCAATCGTAATGCATTGACACTCTTCTGCTCCACACGGTTCCACAGAAATAACTCTCCGCTTTAATTCGCTATATCCACCGTTAAACGATTTCCCTGCGCATCTTTCTTTTTTTCTCAAAAGACGAAACAGCTTTGAGTTATCCTTTGTTTGAATATACACGATGTATGCCGTACTGCACTCTTTTTTTGTGCCGTCAGGAAATACACATACCGGAATTTTTTCAGTGATTGTTGCTTTACCGCCGATAGAACGAATAAGCCATTGCATATCCTCTGCCAATCTCTTTGAAATAGAACAAAACTCGCAATGCCCTCGATTGTCTGCATGACCATCCGTGTCCATAAGACCCTGAATGATTGCATATCGTTTTTCGATTGTTCCGTGTTTATATCCATCCGGAACATATTTATATTCGCTTTTACAGAGGAGATTCATCATTGT